AAGCGAGGATAACTATGGGACTGACCCGCCGCGATCTGCTCAAGCTGGCCTTCAGCCGCGACGGCGCGAAGGCGCTCTCCGTGTCGCTCCAGCCGGGCGGCTTCGTCACCGAGCTGCGCGGCTATAGCGCGCTGCGCCGCAATAGCAGCACCGCCAACCTGATCGAGACCCAGGCGCGCAACGAGCTGGTGTATGCGTGCCTGAATGTGAAGGGCAACAGCGCGCACGACCCGCGCCTGATTGTCGAGCAGGTTCGCAGCAAGGGCGGCAAGGCCACCTATGAGGAGGTGGCTGACCATCCCTTCCGATCACTGTTTATGCGGCCCAATCCGCGTATGACTGAGGTCGACCTGATGCGCGCGGCAATCATCTCGTGGGACATCTCGAACCCGCGGCGCTTTTATGCTGAGAAGGTGTATGAGGGTAGCCTGCTCAAAGAAATCTGGCCGCTCAATCCGGCGCTGATGAAGCCGAAGGAGAGCCGGGGCGGCGAGGTGATCGGCTACACCTGGAGCGATGGACAGCAGAAGCGCGAGTATAGCCTGGATGAGCTGATCATTCGGAGCGCGCCGGCGTGGTACAGCCCGCCGCCGCTGGTGGCCGCGCTGGGCAGTGTGATGAGCGATACCGCCCAAACCGACTATGTCACGAGCTTTTTCCAGAATGGCGGCATCCCGCCGGGCCTGCTCAAATACAAGCGGCCGCTCAATCAGTCGCAGCGCGACGATATCCGCGAGAAGTGGCGCGCCACCTACGGCAACGCCTTCAGCGGCAACCACGATATCGGGGTGCTGGACAGCGAGACCGACTACCAGAAGACCGGTGCGAACCTCGACGAGCTAAGCAGCCAGATTATGCGCAGCGTGGCCGAGTCGCGCATCTGCATGGTCTTCGGCGTGCCGCCGCTGATCGTCTACGCCTACGTCGGGCTGCTGCGCGCGACCTACAGCAATCTCAAGGAGGCCTGGGCCGGCTTCTGGGACGCCACGATGTCACCGGCGTTCAAGGAGTGGCGTATGTTCTGGACCTGGTCGCTGCTGACCGAGTTCGAGGAGGAGCGCGACGTGCAGGCCGAGCGGGTGCGCCTGCGCTACGATATGAGCCAGGTGGCCGCGCTGCAGGATGACGTGGATGCGATCCAGGGTCGGGCGCGCGACAATCTCAAGGTCGGCGGCATCAGCGTCAACGAGTTCCGCGCGGCCGCGGGCTACCCCTCGGTCGCCGGTGGCGACGATATCCCGGCGCTGGCCGGCTCACCACCACCACCCGCGCCGAAGGCGCGCCCGCGCACCGACAAGGGGCGCGACGCAAGCTCGGTGCAGCTGCTCCAGCGGCGGATGGAGCGGCAGATCACGGCGTATCTCAAGAGCGAGTACCAGGCGGCCGCGCAGGCGGTGCGAGCGGAGGCATAGAGCGGTATGACCATTGGCAAGCTGCAACTTATCCGACGCCTCTTACTTCAGCTGCTAGCGATTGTCGATGCCGAATTACGCGACCGGGGCGTTGTGACACAAACTATGAGCGCTCGTGACTATCAGTAGCGCTACATGATTGCGTCTGCTTGACGATAATGCTAGAATGTGCGAAGAGCCGCCGCTCGATTGTCGCTGCGCCACTGGAGGATCCAATCTCCATTGGCGCAGCACAAAATTGCATACAGTGAACCCGCGAGCCGTCAAACCGGCCGCCGGCCCACCCCGAATGGGGATGGGCCTTTTTTGTTGTCTTTATGGCAGATCCGACGAAAAACCTCGACGACGGCACCGTGCTGGCCGGGCTGATGCGAAAGTTCTACCCGCTGGCGATCGAGCACGCCTTTGCCGATGCCAGTCTGGCCGGGATCCCGATCGCCTTCGATCTGGAGAACCCGTTTGTTCAGGATGTGCTTGAGGAGCTGGCGCTGCAAATCCGCGACGTGAGCGATACCACCAAGGCCGAGATCCAAGCCCTGGTGGGCCGCCAGGCCGCCGAGGGCTGGAGCGCCGAGGAACTGGCCAAGCAGATCGACGCGCTGGCCCAGACGCGCAGCCGGACGCGGGCGCGGACGATCGCGCGCACCGAGACCGGTCAGGCGTATAACCTGGGCGCGGTCGCGGCCTACCGCGCGGCCGGCCTGACCCACGTGGATGTGCTCGACGGCGAAGATGACGAGCCGTGCAAGTCGGCCAATGGCAGCCGCTGGACCCTCGACGAGGCCGCGGCGGCGCCGCTCGGCCACCCCAATTGCGTCAGGGCGTTCGCGCCCGTTGTGGAGAGCTGACATGCCACCAATCGAGTACAAATCCGCAAAGGCCTTCACGCTCGGGATCGAGGGGAGACAGGTCACCGGAATCTTCTGCGTGCACGGCAACGTCGACGACGGCGACGGCTGGTCGAGCCGCGACCGCTCGCACCCGGGCCTGTTCGGCGACTTCACGGTCGAGGGCCGGCGCCGCGCGGTGTTCCTCTGGCAGCACCGCTCGCAGGACCCGCCGATCGCGACGATCGATGAGCTGTTCGAGGTGAGCCGCGCCGACCTGCCGCCGGCCGTGCTGCGCTACGCGCCCGATGCGACCGGCGGGGTCGGCTGCAAGCGCACCTATCTCGATACGCCGCGCGGCAGCGAGGTGCTGGCCGGCCTGACCAGCGGCGCGCTGACCGAGATGAGCTATGCCTACGAGCCGTCGCGCTGGGACTTCGAGCAGACCGGCGACGCGAGCGCCTACAGCCCGCCGATCCGCAACCTCTATGCCGCGCAGCTCTATGACGTGTCCGATGTGAACTGGGGTATGAACCCGGCCACCTCGGCCGACGGCGCGAAGGTCGCGCTTCCCGTGAATGATCATCACGCTGCGGTGCTAGCTGCCGCGGCGAGCTATACCGAGCGCGTCAAGGCGCTGGCCGACCTGCGAGCTAAGGACGGCCGGATCCTGAGCGCCGAGAACCGCAAGCGGATCGATGAGGCGGCCGCCTCGATCGAGGCCGCTGCGGTCACGCTCCGCGATCTGCTGGCGGCCAGCGAGGCCCCCAAGCAGGCGCCCGATCCTGCCGACATGCGCCAGCTGTTGCTGCTCACGCAGCGCACGCTGGCCAAGCTCAACGGAGTACCACTCACATGAAAAAGGCTTATGAACTGAGCCAGGAGCTGGCCGCCAAGCGCGAGCAGCTGCGCGCGATTTTTGTCGAGGCCGGCGACGATCTGGACTTCAGCAAGGTCACCACGATCACCGGCACGACTGATGAGAAGGTCGCCGAGGTGCGCCGCCGCAACGAGGAGCTGAACGACCTCGGCGCGCAGTTCGAGCAGGCCGCCGAGCTGAAGCGCATCGCCGACGCGGCCAAGGCCGGCGGCGACCGCAACCCGCGCGACGATGCCGAGCGCAACCGCCCGGCCGGCGAGCGCCAGGAGGCCGAGCGCCAGAAGAGCCCCGGCGAGCTGTTCACCGAGAACGATCAGTACAAGGCGAGCAAGGGCCTCAGCCGCCGCCAGTTCGGCGTCTCGATGGAGAAGTTCGACCTGACCGCGTTCCTCAAGGCGCAGAAGACCGTGATGAGCACGGGCGCGGGCTTCGCGGCGCCGAACAACCGCACCGACGTGGTCATTCTCTCGGCCCAGCGCCGGCCCGTGGTCGCCGACCTGATCCCCCAGGACCCGACCGACCTGAGCGTGATCAAGTATATGGAGGAGACCACCTTCACCAACAACGCGGCCTCGGTCGCGGAGTCGGGCACCAAGCCGGAGGGCGCGATCGCCTTCACCGAGCGCTCGCAGACCGTCGAGGTGATCGCGGTCACCCTGCCGGTCACTCAGCAGCAGCTCGACGATGTGCCGAGCATCCGCGCGGTCATCGACGGCCGGCTCACGCTGATGATCGAGATCAAGGAAGAGGACCAGCTGCTGAGCGGTACCGGATCGAGCCCGCAGCTGCAAGGCTTCCTGACCAAGTCGGGCATTCAGACCCAGGCCAAGAGCACCGACCCAGCGCCCGATGCGGTGCTGAAGGCTATGACCAAGATCACGATCGGCGCGGGCGGCACTGGCAGTGACGCGACGCCGAGCGGCGTGGTCTTCCACCCGACCGACTGGCAGAATATCCGTCTGCTGCGCACCGCGGACGGTATCTATATCTGGGGCAGCCCGGCCGACGCCGGCCCTGCCCGCATTTGGGGCATGCCGATCGTGGCCACGGTGGCGATCACGCTCGGCACCGCGCTCGTGGGCGACTTCCAGATGTTCAGTCACATTTCGCGCCGCCAGGGCATCACCACCGATGTCGGCTGGGTGAACGACCAGTTCATCAAGAACCAGCAGACCATCCGGCTGGAGGAGCGGCTGTCGCTCGAGATCTACCGGGCGGCCGCGTTCTGCACGGTCACCGGCCTGTAGTCGGTCGCGGTCGGCCACACGGAATAATGCGGGGCGGTCGCTATGGCCGCCCCTCGGAGGATACGCTCATGCCCATCATCCAGGGCGGCCGCGTGATCGAGGGCCTGGTCGATGAGATCGCCTGGCCCGGCGCGCCGGTCAACGGCACCGATGAGGTGCAGACGCTGACGATCGGCGGCACGCCGACCGGCGGCACGTTTCAGCTGGCCTACGACGGCTTCACCACCGCCGCGATCACCTGGTCATCCACCAACGCCACGCTGCTGGCGAATATCAACGCGGCGCTGGTCGCGCTGGCGAACGTCGGTGCGAGCGGCTGGACCGCGACCGCCGGCACGCTGGCATCCGGCATCGGCACCATCCTGCTGACCGCCGGCGGCAACCTGACCAAGAAGGCGGTCAACACCATCACGGTCGCCAACAACAGCCTGACCGGCACCGCGCCGACGCTGGCGATCGCCGAGACGACGCCTGGCGTCGACGCCACGCTGCGCGGCGCCGGCACCGGCTGCCTGCTGCTCGACAGCGTCAACGGCAAGCTGTATGTCCAAACCAGCGCGAACACGCTCGCGCCGACATGGACTGTGGCCGGCACGCAGACCTAGGAGCAGACACGGTGCGGGCGCTGGTTTGGCCAGCGCCCGCACCGCTCGCACAGCACGAGGTGATCTATGCCCTACACACACGATGGCCCGCCGCTCTATCTGGCGGAAGATCAGACGACCGTGGTCGCGGCCGACGACCCGCGCGCGTCCTACCTGCTGGTCGCCCCCGGCGGCACGCTGCCGGACGCCACGGCCAAGCACTACGGCCTGCCGCGCCTAGTCGCGTCGGAGCCTGAGCCTGAGCCTGAGCCTGAGCCTGAGAAGGCGGCCGCGCCGAAGGCCAACAAGCTCCGCGCCGGCACGCCGAGCAATAAGGCCCAGGAGTAGCCACCGTGGCCTACGCGACGATCGCCCAGCTGCGCGGGCATCTGCCCCAGGTGCCGGAGTCTGGCCAGCAGCGTGTCACCCTGAGCGGCGCGACGGGTGGCACGTTCACGCTGGTCTACGAGGGTGTGGCAACCGCAGCGCTGGCCTACAACGCCACCGCCACGGCGGTGCAAACGGCGCTGCGCGCGCTGGGGGCGATCGGGAGCAGTGGGGCAAAAGTGACCGGCAAGCCAGGCGGGCCGTACTTGGTCGAGTTCCAGGGCACGCTCGCGACCGACGCGGCGCCGCTCTCGTCGAGCGGCAGCCTGACCGGCTCCAGCCCGACGATCACGATCGCGCCGTCCACCGATGCGCTGCTGCAGGCTGAGCTGGACCGCGCGACCGGCATCGTGCGCAGCGCGATCCGCGCGCAACTGCCTGACCCAGCGTTCGACTTCGTAGCCTACGGCGCGGCCGCCACCAAGATTGTGGTCGCGCCGAGCGGCCTGTATCTGCGGCTGCCGCCCTACCAGGCCGGCACGGTCACGCTGGTCGAGTACCCGAGCGGCTACAACCCGGCGACCTACGCCACGCTGCCCGACCAGTGGATCGAGGAAAACGGCCGGCTGTTTCGCGCGGCTGGCTGGGTGCCCGGCGAGCGCTACCGCGTGACGGCGGTGTGGGGCTACGGGGCGACCGTGCCCGATCAGATTGTCGAGCTGGTGCTCGAGCTGGCGGTCAACATCTGGCGCAGCCGGGATAAGGGTGGCTTCACCGAGGTGGTCGGCGCCGAGGGCGGCGGCAGCGTGCGGATGATCGCCGGCCTCAACAAGCAGCAGCAGCTCGTGCTGGAGTCGCTCGCAAGTGAGCTGTGGGACGTGGCCATATGACGCCTGAAGAGTTTGCCGCCAAGCTCACGCCCGAGTCGTTCACGGCGCCGCGCAAGCGCTTCATGTCGCGCGTACTGCTGATCGCGCTTGGGAACAGCCAGCGCAACACCCCGGTGCGCACGGGCACGCTGCGCCGCAGCGAGACCACCGAGGTGCTTGGCGATGGCACCGGCGGCGTGCTCGGCACCAACGTGGTGTACGCGCCGTTTGTGCACGCCAAGGTGCCGTTCTTCGCCAAAGGCGTCGACGACAGCCGGCCGGCGATCGAGCGCGAGCTGGGCATCTTCGGCGCTGAGGTGGTCAAGGCCTGGGGGAACTGATGAGCGCTCTGACGTGCTACCAGGGTCTGGAGGAGCGCTTTCACACCGTCAGCGGCCTGCGCAGCGTGGTGCTGGGCGAGCCGACCGGCGATCTGGACCTACCCGGACTCTACACCGCCTACATCGGCTTCAATCGCAGCCAGCTGGGCCAGATCACCGCGATGGATCACCGCTTTATGCACCGGCTGATCATCCGCTGGCAGGATAACGCGCAGGCCGAGATGCAGCTGCTGACGCTGCTGAACGCGATCCCGGCATCGGTCGAGGCCGACGCCCAGCTGGGCGGCCGCGTGCCGCTCGGCCTGGCGCGCATCACTGATGGCGATGCGGGGTTTGCCACGATCGGCGGGGTCAAGTATCGCGTGGTGGACTACACCGCGCTGGTCACTGAAAAAGCACCCGTAAGGAGCGGGATCTAGTATGAACACCACCGATATCGCCTACGCCTATAACCAGGACGCCAACCCCGAGGGCCTGCACCTGGAGGGGGTGCCGCTGCGCGATCTGGCCTTCGCGGACCTCGATCGCCTGAGCCAGCCGCTGCGCGAGGCCCTGGCCGCGCAGCCGTTCTACACCCTGGTCGTGGCCCCGCCCGCTGTATTAGAGCCGCCCGCGAAAGCCAGCAGGCGGCCGCCGCTCGACCCAAACGCCGGCACCAACGACCCGGGCGCCTAGCGCTCGGCTAGCGCCACGCCTACCGTGGACAAGGAGCATTGAACCATGGCCGAACTCGCCTTTGAAACGTTTCGCGCGGCGCTGGAGACGACTCGCGGCACCGCCATCGGGACGCCCACCCACCTGCTCAACTTTGAGAGCAAGCTGACGCCGAACGTCACGCGCTACCGGCCCACCGAGCAGCGCGGTAGCCTGGCTCTCAACTATCGCTCGCTCGACACGCAGAAGAACTCGGCGTGGGAGAGCAAGGGCGACGCCGACGTGCGCCTGCTGCCGTTCCTGCTCAATATGGCGGTCGCGCCAGTGTCGTCGGGCTCGACGCCCGGCACGGCGGTCACCGCCAAGCTGTGGACGTTCGTGCGCAACGTGCTGGCCGACGACATCAAGAGCGCGACGGTCTGGTGGGGCGACCCGGCGCTCAACCAGCTCACCACCGACTTCGTGATGCTCGACGAGCTCACGATCGAGAACGACGCCAGCGGCGACAGCGCGGCCACGCTTGAGGCCAAGGGCATGGGCGGCTTTCCGTCCAAGGTGGCCGCGCCGGTGGCCACCACGGCGGTCGCCGGCGCCACGCTGCCCGGCCAGTTGATCCAGTGCTGGATCGATACCAGCAGCGCGATCGGCACCACCGCAGTCACCGGCCGCGTGATCAAGGCCAAGCACACGATCCGCACCGGCGTGGCCTACAAGTATGTCGCGACCGGCCCGGGCACCGCGGCCGTGCCGGCGTCGCTCGACTACACCCTGGTCGGCCGCGAGAAGATCGCGGCGTGCACCACCGAGCTGAAGATCGAGCTGATCGACTTCACCCAGTACGACCTGTGGGCGGCCGGCACCTCGCTCAAGGTGCGGGTGCGCCACAACGGCGCGTTTATCGAGACCGCCAGCACGATCGACTACTTCAACTATCTGGAGGTCGACACGTACGGCCCGGCGGTCGCGCTCGACTGGGACGATAACGCCGGCACCAACCGCGCGCTCAACCTCACGATCGACGCGACCTATGACGCCACGCTGGCAAGCGACCTGCGCGTCGCGGTGCAGAACGCCAGCGCGACGCTGTAGTGCCTGCTCGAGCGCGGCGGCACTGGGCCGCCGCGCATCGTCGGATGATCATCAGTGGAGGAGCCTATGCCCATGTTTGTACAGGGCCGCGTCGCGATCACTGCGGACGGCCCGATCGACCCCAAGGATATCACGCCCGAGATCGACGTGATCTTCATCCGCCCCAAGATGGACTTCGGCACCAAGCAGAAGGTGATCGGGGCCGCGACCAAGATCATCCAGGGCCAGAAGGCCAAGCGCGGCAAGGACGCCCAGACGGTCGATATCGACGTCGGCGCCTACAACATGGCGCTGCTGACCCACAACATTCTCGGCTGGCAGGGGCCGAGCTTCGCCAGCGTCTCGTGCACGCCGAGCAACATCGCGATGCTCGACCAGGATGAGCCGCTGGTCGGGCGCGTGCTGCAGGAGATCAACGACCGCAACGTGTCGCCGGCGACGTCCGCGGAGACGCAGGCGGCCGCCCTCGACGACCCAAACGTGATCGAGGTGGCGACGACCGCGTAGACCCGGAGCTGCGCGCGCTGTACGGCGACCTGGCGGAGTTCATTAAGCCGCCGACGCTGTACGACCAGTGGCGCAAGAAGTTTGACGGCAAGGCCGTCCGGGCGGGGTTCTTTGACACCGAGGTCACGCTGGCGATCCGGCTCGGCTGGACCAAGGAGCAGACTGACGCGCAGGATCCGGATTTTATTGAGGAGCTGCTCGACGCACTGCGAGCCGAGGCTGATGACACCAAGGAGCGACAGCGGGCCGCCGCGCGCGCCCAGCAGCGATCCTGAGCGAGCCTTCTGGCTTGCGATCTACCGGGCCGTGCTGGCGATCGCCGAGGCCATCAAAACCTACAAGCTGGGCGGAAGCGCCTAGCACCACCACCCACCCGCGGCCGCGCCGAGCTCGGCCCCGCCCCGGGTGATGCACGCCGCCGCACTCTGCGCCCGCGTGGCTAGCTGCCAGGCGGGCGCATCGCATGAACACCGCAACCCTTCAACTAATCATCCAGCTGCAGAGCGAGGCCGAGTCTCAGCTGGGCGCGATCCGCTCGCAGGTCCAGGGCCTGGGTCAGGATGTTGATCAGGCCAGTGGCGGCGGCGGCCTCTTCAGCAAGCTCTTCGCGAACGCCACCAATATCCTCTCCAGCGTCACGCTGCTCAAGGGCATCGCTAGCGGCGTCGCCGGCGTCGCCAGCTCGATGGTCAGCGGCAACGCCGAGTTCGAGCGCTACCAGACTCAGTTCACGGTCTTACTCGGCTCGGCCGACGCGGCGAAGCAGCGCCTGGCCGAGCTGGCCGACTTCGGCGCCAAAACCCCGTTCGAGCTGCCCGAGGTGGTCAAGGCCGACAAGATCCTCCAGTCGTTCGGCCTGGAGTCGGCCGAGGCGGCCGCTAAGTTCGGCTTCAGCGCAGCGCAGATCCGCACGATCGCCGGCGACACTGCCAGCGGCACTGGCGCATCGTTCGAGGAAATGTCGCTGCTGCTGGGCAAGTTCTCGACGGGCGCCACCGGCGAGGCGATCGCACGCATGGCCGAGCTGGGCATCGCCAGCCGCGACGACCTGGCCAAGATGGGCCTGGAGTTCAGCAAGTCGGGCCAGCTGCTCAGCCCGCTGCCCGAATCGATGCAGGTCGTGCTGGGGCTCATGCAGCAGAAGTTCGGCGGCATGATGGACGCCCAGTCCATGACCTTCGAGGGCATGGTATCGAACCTCCAGGACTGGATCGGGCAGACCAAGCGCATTGTGATGGCGCCCATCTTCGACGTGCTGAAGGTGCAACTGGGCAATCTGCTGGTCTTCCTGGGCTCGGATGCGGTCAAGGGCGCGATCACCGGCTTTGCACAGGCGCTCGCCGGCGGCATCGGCGCGGCGATCCAGTTCATCGCCGGCACGGTCATCCCCCTGTTTGTGACCGGCTGGGGCCTGCTCGAGCAGGGCCTCGCGGCCGCGCAGCCGTACTTCGACGCGGTCGGCGCGAGCGTCGGTGCGTTTGTCGCGTTCCTGACCGACCTGGGCGCCTCGGCGATGGCCGCCAGCGAGTGGTCGAGCTCGCTGGCCGAGACGATCGCCACGCTGGCCACCGAGGTGATCGCGTACTTCACGGGCGTGCAGGAGGGCAGCGCCGCCTTCTGGAATATCCAGGCCGCGATCCAGGCGGGCGTGCAGGTGGTGCTGAACTACGCGCAGGTGTGGGCCGACCTGGCCACAACGATCGCCAGCGCGGCCGCCGCGCTGATGAACGGCGACATCGCCGGCGCGTGGGCCGCGCTGTCGGCCGGCTTCGGCCAGGTGGTGACCGACTACCAGACCTACGCGCTCAGCCTGGCGCAGCTGCTGCTCGACACCGCGACCACGATCGCCACGAACGTGGCGACGTGGGGACAGGCGTTTGTCGACTGGATCGCGCCCTACGTCGGCCCGGCGCTGGCGGCGCTCTCGGCCTGGGTGGCGCAGCTGTGGGCCTGGGTGGTGGCGCAGGCGCCGGCCTGGGTGGCGCAACTGGCCGCGTGGGGCCAGGCGTTCATCGACTGGGTGACCCCGATCGTCGGGCCGGCGCTCGGCGCGCTCGGCGGCCTGCTGGGGCAGTTCCTGGGCTGGATCGGCGCGCAAGCCAGCGCGCTGCTCGCGCAACTGGCGGTGTGGGGCCAGGCGTTTCTCGACTGGATCCCCGGCGCGACCGTGTCGTTCCTGGCCGCCTGGCCGGGAATGCTCGGCGCGTTTCTCGACTGGATCGCCGGCGCGGTCGGCCCGCTGCTGGCGCAGCTCGGCCTGTGGGCGATCGCCTTTGTGAGCTGGATCGCGCCGCAGATCCCGGGCTTCATCATCGCGCTGGGCGGGATCGCGCTGGCGCTGGTCGCGTTCGTGATCGAGACCGCCGCGGTGCTGGCCGACAAGGTGAAGGTATGGGCGGTCAGCATCCTCGGCTGGGTCGCCACCGAGGTGCTGCCCAAGCTGCCGGGCATCCTGGCCAGCATCCTGGTCGCGATCCAGGGCTGGATCACCAGCGCGCAGCAGGCGCTCGCCACGGCCGCGCTGGGCGTCGGCAAGGCGATCATCGACGGCATCAAGAACGGCGTATCGGCCGGCGTGGGCGCGCTGACCGACGCGGTGAAGGGCGCGGCGAAGGCGGCGCTGGATGCCGCCAAGAGCCTGCTGGGCATCCACTCGCCGTCCGCCGTGATGGCCGAGCAGGTGGGCGCCCCGATCGTGGACGGCATCGCGATGGGCATCAAGACCGCCAGCCCGAAGGCGGTCACCGCGATGCTGGATCTGGCCGGCAAGCTGATCGACGTGGTCGCCAAGGGCGTCGACGCCTTCGGCAAGATTGGCCAGCTCGGCACGATCCCTGAGAGCGCGATCCGCACGTTTGCGGATACGATCCAGCTGACCCTCAACACCTTCTCGCAGACGGTGGTGCAGTGGGATAAGGCATCGATGTCGGCCGCCAGCCAGTTCACCAAAAAGGCCGGCGACGTCATTGAAATTATGTCGAAGGGTATCGAGTTCTTCACCAAGCTCGACGCCCTGCGCAGCGTGCCGGACGCGCAGATCCGCAACTTCGCCACAATGCTCGCCACCGCGATGACCGCGCTGATCGAGATCTCGACCCGCGATATGCGGATTGGGCTGATGGGCGCGGTCGAGTTCGCCGGCGGTGCGGGCAAGATGCTGGAGGTGATCGGCAAGGGCGTGGAGGCGCTCAGCAAGCTCAGCGGCTTCAGCGCGGTGCCGGTCGCGGCCTTTGTGGCGTTTCGCGCCGCGCTCAACTCGGCGATCTACACCTTTACGCAGGCGACTGACCACTGGAGCACCGCGCCGATCGCAAGCGCGACCGCGTTCGCGGACTCGTCGGGCAAGATGCTCGACATCGTCGGCAAGGGCGCCGACAGCCTCCAGAAGCTGGCCGACTTTGCGGGCGTGTCGTCAGCCGCATTCCTCGCCTTCCGCGCCGCACTGAACTCGGCGATCTACACGTTCACCCAGGCGGCCGACCACTGGAGCGCCGCGCCGATCACCGCGGCGGTGCAGTTCGCGCAGGCGAGCAGCACCATCCTCGACACGATCGGCAAGGGCGTGGACGGTATCACGAAGCTCGGCAGCTTCCAGGGTGTGCCGCTGGCGGCGTTTGCGGCCTTTCGCACGGCGCTGAACTCGGCGGTCTATACGTTCACCCAGGCGGCGGCGCAGTTCGACGCCGCGGGAGTTGCAGCCGCCGCCACGTTTGCGACCGGCGCGGGCAAGATGCTCGGCATCATTGGCTCGGCGGTTGACGGCCTGACCAAGCTGGCGGCCTTCCAGGGCGTGTCAGAAGATGCCTTTATAACCTTTGGCGCCGCGCTGTACGCGACCGTGGGCCAGTTTGTCGAATTTGCCAGCGAGTTCGACGCCACGGCGGTTGAGGCGGCTGGCGTGTTCGCCGGCGGCGCGGGCAAGGCTACCGCGATCATCGGCGCGGCAGTCGACGGCTTCAGTAAGCTGGCCGACTTCCAGGGCGTCGGCGACGCGGCGATCGCGGCCTTCGCGGTGGCGATCGCCGGCACCATGACCCGCCTGGCGGCGGTGGCCACGCTGTTCAGCACGGACGCGATCGAGCACGCTGGTAAGTTTGCCGGCGCGGCGGGCGCGGCGGTGAACATTCTCAAAAATGGTGTCGAGGGCCTGCTGCTGCTCAACACCTTCACCGGCGTCTCACAGGACGCGGTCGCGCGCTTTGCCGATGGCGTGCGCCTGGCGGTCGCCGCGATGGCGGCGCTGGCGGCCCAGTTCGGCGCCGACGCCACCGCGGCCGCGCAGTCGTTCGCCAAGGCAGCCGGCGACGCGACCGACTTCCTTAAGAAGGGCGTCGACGGCTTTATCAAGCTGGGCGACCTGACCGCGATCCCCCAGGCCGGCATGGCGCTGTTCGCGCAGGGGATCGTGGCGCTGATCACCACGATCATCACGCTGGCCGGCACGCTCAGCACCGACGCGCTGGCGCAGGCCAACCAGTTTACGAACGCGATCGACAGCGTGATCACCGTCGTGCTGAGCGGGCTTGACGCGATGGCGAAGCTGGGTGATAAGGCTGCTGGGGTGAAGGCATTCACCGATGCGCTGATCACGCAGATTGCCGCGCTGGCGGCCGCGCTGAAGGCGCAGGCGCAGCCGGCGGCTGTCGATATTGGCGCCCAGATTATGCAGGGGATCATCGTCGGCATCCTCAGCATGCGCTCGGCGCTGATCACCAGCATGACCAGCGCCGTGATGGCAGCGGTTACCGCCGCCCGCGCCGCGCTGGGCATCGCCAGCCCTTCGACCGTCTTCGCCGAGATCGGCCAGTTCTCCGCGCTAGGTCTGGCCGGCGGCATGCAGCAGGCGCTGCCGATGGTCAGCTCGGCCGGCGCAAGCCTCGGTGCGGCCGCGGCCGGCGGCGCGTCGGGCGCGGTGGCCAGCGCCCCCAGCAGCTCGAGCTCGACCAACGTCACGATCGCCCCGGGTGCGATCACGCTGGCTGGGGTCAGCGGAGGCAAACTCTCAGACGCCGACCTGCGCCGGCTCGCGCAGCTGATTAGCCAGGAGATCGCCAGTCAGGCGAGCGGACGCCGATGACCTACATTAACCAGCTGGGCAGCATCCATCTGAATAACATCCAGGGCCAGGTTACCCGCGGGGGCGATCCGGCCGTGGCCGCCACCACGCCGATCAGCACCTATCAGGGCTGGGCGCCGAGCCCAGCCGCGATCGACATCGCCTGGCAGGGCGGCTCGCCGCTCGGCGGGGCGGTCAGCCTGGCCTACGCCACGTACGCGCCAACGGTGCAGGAGCAGATCCCGATTGGGATCGAGGGCACCACCGCGAACAACGTCTGGCGCGTGCTGCAGCTGCTCAAGCGCCAGCTGCGCGCGGCCAGCCGCCAGTCGCCGATCGTGTGGCGCATCCGCCCGGCCGGCGCGCTGCTCGACAGCTACGCCGAGGTGTACGGCGGCGATGTGGTCGAGACGGCCGGCAACGGCCTGGGCCCGATCGAGGGCGGCGCCCAGCTCGAAGCGACGATCACGCTCCAGCGCTCGTCCTTTTGGACCGGCTCGACGCTGGAGACGCTGATCAGCGGCGCGACCTTCACCAACAAGGGCACCGGCAACCTGGTCGCATTCTCGACGCTCGGGCAGGGCGACCTGACCGAGGAGGGGCAGCCGCTGAACCTGTCGATCGTCAAGCCAACCAGCCAGGCGGCGGCCACGCTGTGGCTCGCGACCGCGCACAGCCGCAGCACCCAGACGATCACCAGCGCCAAGACCACCAGCAGCACAACCGGCCTCGCATTCACCAGCGGCAGCGCGGTCGACGTGTCGGCGCTGCGGACGCGGCCAGGTCTCTCTGTGCGGGCGTTCGCGCGCCTGATCACGCTCACCGCGCCCACCAAGGCCCAGGTACAGCTCACGCTTCAGAGCTCGGGCGGCGGCACGCTCTGGGTCGGGCCGTGGGTCACCCTGGGGAGCAACACGACGGCGCAGTGGGTGGATCTGCTAGGCACGAGCCTGGATGTCGTGCGCATCCCCGGCTCGGGCGCGCTGCAGGTGGTGCCGGTCGCGAGCATTCGCTCGACCGATGGCACCAGCGTGACGGCGACGCTGAGCACGGTCGACCTGGTGCTGGCCTACACGGCTGGCTACATCGACGGCGGCGCAGGCCTGGCCGCAGGCCAGTCGTACGTCGTGCACAGCGCGCAAAACCTGGCAGGCGGCGGCTGGCTGCCGCTTCCCACGCCGATCGCGAGCGTAGTGGATGGCAGCGGTGGCCTGGTTCGCCGCGTGAGCCCGCGCGGCCAGATGCCGATCGCGCTCTCGGGTGCGTCGCTGTTCGCGGCCTGGGTCGATAGCGGTGGCGCGCACACCGACACCGACACCACGACCATCACCGCCCAGCAGGCGCCGCTCTACCACACGCTTCGGGGGCTGACATGACCGCCATCGCCCCGATCCCCCTCACGATCACCGCCTACGACCGCGGCGCAAACGGTGTGCCCAGCCGCACGAACCCGACGCCGATCGTCGGCATCACCAACTACGAGGATGCGATCTCGAACCAGTACGGGTTCGAGAGCATGCGCATTTCCTTCGAGTCCTCGGTCGATGAGGCGCTGGAGTGGCTGCGCGGCGGGCTGATGCGCCCGATCGAGTCGGTCAAGCCGAGCGGCGCCACCCGCTGGGACGGTCTGATCTACGAGATCTCAGCCACGTTTGGCAAAGTCACGATCGTGCTCTCGCTCGAGGATATGGCCAACCGCCTACGGGTCAAGTACGCGACCGACAGCGGCAGCCAGACGAAGACGAGCACCTACAGCAACGCCGGCAGCATCGCGGTCTACGGCACCAAGGACCAGGTGCTGAACCTCTCGACGGTGACCGCAACCGCGGCCGCGAACCGCGCCCAGAGCGCGCTCGCGTCGCTGGCCTGGCCGACCAGCAAGCGCGCCACACAGAGCGGATCCAGCGGCACCGGCGGCCGCATCACGGTTGAAATCAAGGCGGTCGGCTGGTACGAGACGCTCGACTGGGTGCTGACCTCCAGCACCAGCACGACGGTCAC